TGACTCACCAGCAATGGCAGTAATACGATTGCTGCTAACCCCGCCAAAAATAGACCCACTAATGAGTCCATTAAAAACGTAAGATCCTGTGTCAATGAATCTTTCAGTTTCATCAATGTCTGACGCAATCTGTGTATATTCATCTCCAATCTCTTTTACTATCTCTTTTAAAAAATCCATTATGTGAAAAATAATTCAAGGTTTACAGTTTTTTCAACATTCCACCCAATCGCATCAAGTATTGCCTTGAGTGGTTCTACAAAGCTCTTCTCAAATTGTAGATCATAATCTATGTATTTGTCAAGTCCAAGTTCATGTGGAAAGTCTTGAATAAATGATATAACATTTTCTTGTATAACATTTGGTCTTTGTAAGTATATGAACTTGACCTTCTCACCATTACTAATCAAAGAATATTTTTTATCCAATTGTTTCTTCTTTACATAATGATTGAATAGAAGAGCACCTCTTATGTGTATCGGTGTTCCTTTTGCATAGATTGTAGAAGATGCTTTATACTTACGAACATCAGATGCAGTTCTTGGAAATGCAATGTCCTCTGGATCAAGTGTCTTAAACTTTGCCCGACAATCGTCTATGAAATGAATTACATCCTCTTCTGTCCCATTCATCATCAATTTAAGTCCATCCTTAATCATGGTGCGACAAGGTGCAGGTGTTGATGACTTGACTGCCTCAATACCCATCATCTTCAGTTTAGGTTCATCATATCTTACACCCTCACTATCCCATACGTTGAGAATATATCTCTTCTTTGCAGTCCATATACCACGTTCAGCAATATTCTCACGTTTCATTACCATCTTCTGCTCATAGGCATTTACGTAGTTCGCCAACGTTTCATAAGAACTCTCAATATACTTCTCAAATTCCAACTCACAGATCTTATTAAGGAACGACACAACGCTTTCAGCAGTCTTTTCTCTCCCTTTGTATATAACTTCGACCAAAGGACCCAGATTGAGGTAGATACTATCAGTGTCACTAGCAATAACATAATCGACATTCTCCGTTTTAAGTATTTTGTTGATGAAAGTGTTCATTCGGTTTTCAATCCATCGAATCGAAACCTGACCCGATAGAGTGATTGCCTCTGCATTAGCAAGTTTGTAATATCGGAAATATTGATTTCCGATAGCACCATAGGCAGAGTTAAGTTGGATCTTACGTGCCATTTGTATATTATTACATCTGGCAATCTCCTTTTCAAGTGTCTTTGTAGGAGTTTTTTCATATGCCTGTTTTGCAGCAAGCATTTTCTTTTTATATATCGTGCGGTCTTTGTATATCTTCTCCATCAATTCTGGAAGAAAACCCCTCTTATCTTTCCGATACATCGCACCATTGGCACATACAGCACTATCTTTGTGCAACTCAAAATTTACTTCTTCCTGAAGGATTTTATCAACCGAAGCTGCTGGATGTCGTTCATCCTTGAGGGTTTCAGGGGAAATATTATATTGCATAATGAGATGAGGATACAGACTATTAAGGTCAAACGAAACCACCCAATCATACTTTCCTGGTATCGGTTCTTTGACATAAGCACCTGCGTATTTTTCGACTTTATCAGATCTCTCCTTTGGAGGGATTACAATATTCTGTTTCTTTAAGTAGTTATAAATTATCGTATCCCACATACGAACCTGTGAGAATACATCAGCATAGTTTGCTTTAGCATCATAAGCCATAACAATTGCTAGTTCAATCAATTTCATCTTGTCTTCCATGCGGTCAACAAGTTCAACGTCGATTATATTATATTCTACAAACTTTTGCCATCCTTTTGTATAGAAGTCCTTGAATGTATCAAACTCTGAGTGATCAAGTTTTTTCTGCCCAAGTTCTACACTTGCAATGTAATCCAAACGATATGATTCTTGTGCCTTATAAGTAAACTTCTTATAAAGATTAAGATAATCCAACTGTGTGATACCACCAATATCATATGTGATATTTTTACGTCCTGCAATGTAGATTACATCTTCAGTTACTAATCCCCATGGAGATAAACGTTTACGAAGTTTCTCTCCCAAGACTCTCTCAAGTCTACGTGCCAAATATGGAATATCATACAACTCACTATTCCAACCAGTAATAACCTCTGGTGTATTCTCTTCGATCATCCACCAGTGAATAAATGAATTGAGCAATTCATATTCACTATCAAATCCCTTGTATATGACATTCTTCTGTTTGTTATTGAAAGGTCCTTGACCCCAAGTGCGAATCTGTTTTGTTGTATAATCCTGTATTGATATTAAAAGTATTTCTTCTGCAGCAGATTCTACATCAGGAAAACCATTCTCAGACTTCACCTCAATATCTAACGTAGTGATCTTGATCTTACTTGAATCAAATCTAATTTCCTGTTCTGGGTATTTTTCTGAGATGTATTGGTAGATGTATCGATCATTACCATACACCTTAAAGTTTTCAACTTCAGAATATCTTTTGATAAATTCACGACACTCTCTTACAGTGCCTGGCTCAACAGACTCAACATACTCACCCTCAAGAGTTTTGTATTTTGTCTTTTTCTTTGAAGGAACAAAAAGAGTCGGATAAAATTTCTCACGAGTGGCAAAATGTTTTCCATTTTCATAACCACGAACTAAGAAATTGTCTCCAACCATTTGAACGTTGGTGTAAAACCTCATTAGGATGTCAATTTAATATACTTGTCACGCAATTCACCATTTGGTTCAACAAATGTAAGTGCATCACCTGACCTCATCATTGTAACAGATTGATTACTAAAATCCAACCATGGTTCCAGAGTATATGTCTCTTCTGTTTTAATTAACTTAAAAGGACTAATTATCTTGCAATCTGGTTCACCAGGTATATCACCAAATACCTCCTCAACTTCTGATATTAAAACAACACCACTTGGTAAGATAATACACTGTATATTTTTTTCCATTTGATTATAATTTCTTTATATATTATAACACAACTTCTCCAATTGTCCAACTTTTATATCCAAATGCATTTATTGTATCATGAGCATCTCTCTCTGCCTCTTCTGGAATAACAATACAATATCCAATACCTAAGTTAAATACTCTTTTCATTTCCTCTGGTGGTATCTCACCCGCAAACATAATTTTTTTAAATATGTCGGGTAAAGGCCATGAATCATAATTTACATTTGCTTTGAGTCCGTCAGGAATACATCTTGGTAAATTTTCAATAATACCACCACCTGTAATGTGTGCCATTCCTAAAATTGGAACTTCATTGATTAGTTCCTTAACCACTGATACATAGATGCGTGTTGGTGTAGATAACTCAGGCATATCAAGATAAGCAATCTTTTGTCTCCAAAGCATATCATTAATTAAACTATATCCATTACTGTGAAGTCCACTACTTTCAATACCAATAATTATATCACCCTTTGTTATGTTTGATCCATCAATAATATCATCCTCATCTACAACACCTGTACAAAATCCTGCAAGATCATAACTTAATGAATCATACATACTAGGCATTTCTGCAGTCTCACCACCTAACAGGGTGCATCCAGACATGGTACAACCCATAGCAATTCCTGTAATAATTTCTGATAATTTCTTTGCATCGAGTTTACCAGTCGCAATATAATCCAAAAAATATAAGGGTTCTGCCCCACAAGTAATTACATCATTAACACACATTGCAACTAAATCAATACCCATTTCATAATGCTTATCCCAGATATGAGCTATTTTTAATTTAGTACCTACACCATCTGCTCCTGATACTAAGATTGGTTTTTTGTATCCTTCTGGAATTTTAATCATACCGTTAAAACCACCAAGTCCACCCACGACTTCTGGTCGATGAGTGGACTTAACGGTATCTTTAATAGAATTTACGAAAGCATTACCTGCTTCGATATCAACTCCAGAACTTTTATAATCCATTACATAATAGTAAGTTCTTTCATTATATCATAGATAATCTTTTCGTGCATGATGATCTGGAACTATTTTGGTCAATTTAACGGTAAGAAGTCCATCTTTAAATTGAACCTCTTTGACCTCAACGTCATCTGATAATGTCCATGCTCTTGAGAAAGATCTTTGAGCCAATCCTTGATGAACATACTCAGATCCTACGTCCTTTGTTTCTTTCTGACCTTCAACAATAAGTTTTCCATATTCAGTGTAGACCTTTAGTTCTTTTTTTGTGAAACCTGCAAGTGCGATTTCAATCAATGACTCAACATTGTTCAATTGTATCAAATTATATGGTGGGTAATTTGATGTCGAATCATAGGTATTAAAAAAACGATCAAGGTAATCATCCATACCTATGCCGTTCTTCGAAATTATTTTCATCAACTCTGGTAAATTTGCAGAGTGATACCTTTGTAAGTTCATAGTTCTCCTTAGTAAGCGAGTGTTGAATTTGGATCCTTTCGGCATCCAATACTATTTAACCATAAAACACAAAAAAAGAGAGGGTGGTTAACCCCCCCTTTTTTTCATGGACTCATCGGTTTTCTCCTATCCTAAGAGTGTTCTACATTCTAGTGCACATGACTTGTCACCTTCTTCACATTCAACCATACATTCAAAATATTCGTCTACTGGGTCGGGATTTTTTGTATTGTAAGGCACCCAAGAGTTCAAATGATTGAATGATATCGAGTTGTGCATAGGCATAATCTCCTTATAACCACAATATTATTTAGAGATAAAATAGATTTTTTATGTGGATTTCTTAACAAAAAGAAATGCCTAGTCGGTCTTCTTTTTCTTACTTCCGATATTATATTTTGTCTCCAACACCCAATCACCTTTATCTTTATAAGATAAAACTTTAATCTGATTAAGTGGTGCAATATCCTGTATTTTATCTGCGTTAAGTATTTCTACTAGTCCCCAATCAACAAGCAACTGAATAATACGATTACGTCTC